GTCTGGCCAATGGCCAAAACCGCAGTTTCAGTCGTCTCGAATACGAACAGGACTGGCTCATCACCAACGGTGTCCACGTAACCGACACGGGTGCCGATCGGAATGGTGTACCCCGTAGCGTTATCTAGCGTTGTGAATTCGACAATTGCGGTTGCTGCGGTGCCAGCGTTGCGATCAATTCCGTAGAGTCGCAACAAGCCTTCAAGTACACCGGATGGCAGGCGATTGATTGCGCCAATAAGTTGCCCGGTCATTGACGATGCGGCTTGAAGAAGGGCATCTTCAACTGAGCCGGGTACCGGTTCCCATTCAGGAAGAGCAGTTTTGGCGTATTCGACTGATGCGTCGTAAATTTCAATTGGTTGCAGGTCGTTGACTGTTAGGTCAATGTAGCGACTCATGTCAGGAGATGCCATAATTGCTTCCTTCGCTCCGTACCTGAAATTCGACGTTTACGGCCAGTTTGCCATTATTGTCGATTTCATCGTAAATGCTCGTAATGTCGACTTCAGGGAAAAAGATGGCGCACGTGTAAACAACGCCTCCTGAGTCAAATTCGTTGAATTCTGGGTCTCTGGTGCCAAATTGTGGCGTTAGCGGCAATTCGCCTGCGTAGGTGGATACGGCGGAAGCCACTTTTTGAGCGATGTACCGCTCATCAAACGTGTCAACCGTCACAAGACGACCTCGTCTAAATCTGAAAGGAAAAGCCGCTGCCTGCACGCTTACATTCTTTCACGATTCCTGCCAATTGCGCCCTACAACGTGAAGTTACTTACGATTGCAGGGCAACTGCGGCAGCCCAAGCCTCAGCCTCACGAATTAAATCCTCTGGATTGACCCCTACGGCGTTTGCTGCGTGTTCGATGGGGACTAGACCTAAAACTACTTGGAGGGCCGCATATGCCCCTACAGGGGGCAATGGGGAGCCGTAGGCGTGGCGGTTGACTGCTCGCTGGTAACGGGCCTGAACCTCACCAATGTCAAGAGTCATACGTCATCCGCCAAATCGCCGCTCAACAACCAAACGTCGACAAAAACCTCATCAATTTCAAAATCTTCATAAATTTTAGTAGCAACTACAAGCGACCCAGAATCCCTAGGTGCAGCCAACTTCCCCAACGGAGGAAGAAAAAGCGCGTCGCCCGCCTCATTTACCGCAAAAGCAAGCGACCCTACAGAAAAAAGGTCAAACAAAAACTCAACACGGTCACCCAAAGAACCCACCCCGCCAGCAACCGTCACCTCAACCAAAGGATTCGACGGCCCCTCCGAAATATCAGAAGAAACCAACAACAACCCGCCAACATCACCAGAAGTCATCTCATAAGCCTGAACCTCAGGGTCCTCACCATAAGAAGCAGTCCGCTCAAACAACTGAACACCAGACCCGCCACCAAACGGAATCCACTCACCCTCAACAAACTGAAAACTCAAATTTGTATTAGTCTCAAAAATCAACGTCCCCTCAGCAACCTCAATAGGACGACTAGTCGAAGTGCAAGAAATCGTCGACAAAAACGAAACCGACTCCGCATTCTTCACCACACCCAAAACAACCAAATCGTTCGTTTTGTCCTCAACAAACTCGCACGCCACACGATCCCCAACCACAGGCAACACAGGGCCAACAACAGCCAACGGGCCAAATTGAAAGCCACGATTCAAACGGGCAATTTCAACCCACACCCTGTTCAAATTTGTGTCCACGCGTCGCACAACACCGAAGTAGATCCCGTTTGTCGATACGGGGGTCGATGCACTTTTGGCTCTAGCGAAGTAGGTGCTCACAGTAAAACCTTACCTTTGCTGTTCACGTGGTTCAGGCTTTACGGGTGTGCGCACTGAAACACCAACGGGAGTCTGGTCACCGTAAATGTAGGCGACGTCCGTAACAAGGTATTTGCCGTTGAAGTTGTTGATGCCGGTGAAGTCGACGGACATGCCGGGCCGAATGTTGATGGCATTGGTGCGCTCAATCAAAAATTTGATTTCTGCGGCTTTTACGTCATCTTCTGACGTTCGACACTGCGGGATTTCAATCAGCGGGTATGGTTCCGCCGGGTTAAACGACGGGTAGTTCAACGGGATGTTGGCCCACTTTCCCAGCAGCCATTCTTCGCTAGCGAAGTACAAAGTGTTTTCTGATTCAAAAATGGCAAACTGTGCTTCCGAAGCGTTTTTTGTAAGAACGGTCCACACGGAGTCGGCTTTGCCTTCGTTACTTGATTGTGATTGGACGGCTTGAGTGCCGGTTGGTTGCCCTACGAAGTTGAGACCGAATTGTGCTGCGACTGTGCGGGCGTAGTCGGTTGCTGTGCCGCCGCCGTAAGCGTTGGGGTTTTTGTCGCGTTTCATGCGTTGAATTGCTTTTGTGCGGGCATCAATTTTGATTTTTGGGGCCGTGCCTTCTCCTTGAGAGATGTCGACGGCAGCAATTTCAAATTCTTTGCCTGCGATGGTGACGTCGCGTCGCACTTGAAAGTAGTTGGCGTTCGTCATTGCGAAATCTTGATCCCAGATTTCGAAAGACACTTCTGATACGGAGTCTAGGGTCCATGAGAAGTCAAGGCTGATGAGTGCGTCTAGGACGCGTTGCATCCCTTTGCCGCCAAGTTCACCAATGAAAAAATCAAAAAACATTGTTCTCAAATCCAAATTTAACTTTAAGTGAAAGGTCGTCGAGGACTTTACGGACCGACAGGCCCCTGCGGACCAAAGTTGATAGGGGGCAAGCCCGCGTTTAGCCTTCCTTGATTGATTCTTTCCTGAGCATTACGGGGAGGCACTGCATTTGGCAAAATGGCTTGTGGCTTTGCTGGCCCAGCAGGAGGATTTGTGCCGACGGTAGACGCACGTATGGGTTCATCAAAATAAACGATAGGGGGCAAAGCAACGGTTGGAATCCAAGGATTCCGGTCCTCCGTCAAAGTCAAAGAAACATTTGCCTGACGCGCCTTGTTCGCCAATGTGCGCTGAACAATATCAATAGACAAATCTGTCATGCGCCACCAAGCCCAATTGGCACCAGCCCAACGCACAGTGGGAAAAGACGGCTTCGACAAAAAAGAATCCATGCCGCCGACAAGCAAACGACCCGGCAACAATGCCATCCCGCGCAACTTATCCAACTCTTTCTCAATAGGAAACGAACCGCGACTTTCCACGTCCGCAACCCGAAACTGCATAGATGCAGTCATCAATTGCGGCGCTGTACGATCAATTATCGGAAACGCACCCGGCCTGTTGATTTGAGCATACGTGTTTGCAATCGAACCGTAAGAAACCTCTTTAGGGGCAAACGGAAAATTAAACGTCAAATTCCCAAGCGGTGAAAAGAAAAACAGTTGAGCGCTCACCGACGCCCTTTTTCTTTCAGCCAAACCGTAAATCAGATCGTTGTAAAGGCGAGGTGGTGGCGTGGTCTTTGTTTTTGTTGGCGAGTTGGCGGGCATCAGCGGCGTTCCCTCATGTTGCGGTCACGCTCATCAATACGTGACATGACTGCTGCGGCAATAGCGTTCGGATCCTGTCCCTGTGCAGCGTTGACCGTAATGTTGTAAGCGGTTGACCCGGATCCGCCCACAGCGATCGCTGCTGCCGGGATTGGGGCAATAGTGTCCCCAACCGGGGTTTGTCCGGGGACAACATGAAGGTGCCTTGCCCCTCCAACACCATGGAATTCTGCAAAACCACCCGTTTGATTTACCATTGTTGCGTAAGCACCAAGGTTTTGACCAATAAGGTCGTAGGCGTTGCCTGTAACATGATCGGAGTTAATCGATCCGAGGTTTGTGTTTCGCCAAGCGGATGTGACGGTTCGCTTGCCAGCAAATTGGTTGTCGTAAAAGTTGTGACGCCCCATGGTGCGTGCAAGGCGACTAGTTGGTGTGTCGGGAGCCGTGGGGGGCGTGTTCGGGTTGTTCAACAGTGCCTCCCTGACACCGTTATACACAGCGCTATTAATTCCGTTAGTGAAACTGTCCGGAGGCAACTCAAACCAGCCCGGTGCCTGATGCCACCAGTAAGGGGCCTCCTTTTGATCTGCAACCACCTCGTTGAGTTTGTCGTACATTTCTTGAGCGCCTTCAGACATGCTCGCTTTAATAGCAGCAGCAGCGTCATCCTGCGCCGCTAAACCCTGAGCATCAAATGGCGTCCCCTCAGGAAAAATTGATTGCAAAGTTGCGCCAATGGTTCCTTCAATTACTTTGGCGGCTTCCTCCCCCTGCAACGCTTGCCCTGTTTCCGGATTTAAACCGGCACCAAAAGCCGTTAAAAACTGGACCTGCCTTCCCAACAGCGCTCTTTGTTCTTCAGTTCCCGCTTTACCGGCAAGAACCTGTTCGATCATTCCGCGATCCCCCATGCTCATGCCAACATTGTTCATGGTGGCAAGAGATGTGGTGAAGTTGGCTCCAAGCACACTCGCCATTCCTTCAGAAGTTTCTGCAACAAACTGTTGGATACCAGTCTGCTGAGGAGCGTTCTCAAATGGGCCGCCCGGTTGCGAATACGCATGCCCATTTGGGCCAAAAGCATCCTCAAGCCACTGAAGCGCCGCAACCGGGTCCGCTTCCTTCCAAAGAAGAACACCCCTCAAAATGTCTTGAGAAATCACATTAAGTTCTTCCTCCGTCCCACCACCACCCAATTGACGGAACGCTTCACCAGCCTGAGTTACTAAATTTTGACCTTCCAAAACTTGAGAACGTGCACCAAAAATACGTTCAATGTTAAGCGCATAAATTTCACGAATCGCAGCGTTAACCTCTTCAGCACTTTTCACAGACGCCAAACCAAGTTGCTCAAGCGCACCCGTCAAACTTTGAGCACCGTCATACAAATCGGTGCCAGTCGTAATAGCCAACTGCCCAATTTGCTCCTCAGTCAAACCAGTAATTTCAGTCAAACCCTTAAGTTTGCGACCCAACTCCCCTTCGGCAATTGAACGAACTTCCATCGCTTCAGTTGTTGCCTCAATTTTTTCATCAATAAAAGTTGACTCGTAACGTTCAGAAAACGCCCTAGCAGTCTCTTGAGAAATTTTTCCTTCCCGCAACATCTGATTCGCTAGGTTGCGGCGCTCCTCCTCATTTTTGCCGGTGAACTGTGCTTGATTCGATGTAAGTTCCTCAAGACTTTGATTCAACTTGTCGAACTCTTTGCGTGCCGCCTCAACTCCACCAATCAAACCGGCGCGCCCGGCACGAGACACACCAGTCGTCACGGTTTCACGTGCACGGTCGGCGGTGAGGTCACGCATGTGTGCATCGTTCCAGAACGCCGCAACCTGACCAAAAAGTGGAATGGCGGCTACTGCGTCCTTCCACAACGCATCGTTTGATCCGATTTGCCCAATTCCGGCTTGCCGCACACCACCCATCGTGGCGCCATACGCCAAACCAGCGGCACCACCAATGCCCGCCCCAAGGGCAGTTCCAACACCGGGAACCACCGAACCAACCAATGCCCCCGCTGCTGCCCCACCCATCGCCCCAGCAAGACCACCCTTGATGGCGTTGTCGGAAGTTGTTGCTGTTCCAAGGCCACTAACTGCCAAACCGGCCATCGGATTAATAAATGAAGCGACACCACCCGCCGCCATAAATGCGGCGTTGTCACCGCCGGTATCGCCAAGACCAAGCATTGCAAGTTGACCACCAATTGCAAGTGGGGCGGCACCAGTAAATCCCATACCAGCCCCACGACCGAAAATTCCAGCCGTTTGACTATTTAAAGGAATTCTTGAACGTTGCCCAGTAGCCACGTTGTTGAACGCATTTGCTGCTTGCATCTGTTGCATTCTGAGGGCATGAGGGGAAACGCTTCCTCTCCCTCCATAAAGGTTGCGTATACCTCTTCCGGCGCCCGCCATCATGCCGCCCTTCTTCCCTTTTTTATCTGCCCGCAGTGAACTTAAAACTGCGACTCCACCAAGAGTGGCAACACTGGCATAATTAGAGAGCAACCCGCCAACCGTATCCCCAACTGTTTGGCTTGCGCTTTGAGGTTGATCCGAAGGTTGCTGCCCGCCCAAACTCAAAAGCCAACTCATGCCCTCAAAAAGAAACCCTAAACGTTCAAAAATGCGCAAAACTGATGTGATCGTTGGAACCGCCCCTTGCCAAGCGTCTTTAATCATTTCGATGGCTGAACGCAGCGTCTCAAAAGCACCTGCTAACGCGTCACCAAAATCAATGAACTCGTCACGATTCTCAACAAGATATGTCCGCAAATCGCGAAACGAATCTCCAAACCCCTGCGAAATAGTTTTTACGACAGGACCCAAAGCGTCAGTAACAATTTTTCCTGCCTCGCTAAAACTTTCCAAACTGGACTTCATCTTGTAAAAAAGTTCCATCGTAAACTGAATGGCACTCTTGATCCCGTCAAGCATGCCACCACTCTGAGGAAGATACTTATCCACAATATTTGCTGTGAAATCGGCAAGGCGGCTAAACACGTTTAGCAAATCATTCATCAATTTTCCGTTACCGAACACGGACATCACCGTTCCGCTGATGCGCGTAAACGTGACACCAAAAACTCTGTAAAGTTGCTCAAGCGTTCGTTTTGTTTGCGGTAGAAAAAACTGGCCGAAATCAGCAAACTGGCCTTGCACCAAAGTGAAGTACGACTTCAACTGTCCCATCAACGTGTTGTTCACCGCATCAAGAGCACCCTCCAGCCCAGCAAGTTTTGCGAATTCGCCAGAAGAAAACATCTTCATCAAAGCGTCAGCACTAGTAATACCCATCTTCTTGGCATTAGCAATGCTCTCACCAAACTTGCCACCAACCTGATCGGCGGCAGCAACTACCTCATCAGTTAGCGAACCAGACTTCTGCAACAACCCAATAAACGTACCCAAGGACGTCAAGTTTTTACCAATGTCGCCCCCAGCCGCAACAGCGAAATCGCCCAAACCACGCAAAGCCTGCTTCAATGGACCGGTCAGTTCAGCATTTTGCGAAACCGCCGCAAACGTGGCATTCAAAGACTCCATGCCAAACACCGCAAGTTTCGTATCAGACGTCAACATTCGCATTGCTGACATTGCCTGATTCGTCCCAGAACCCAAATGCGGTGCAGACGTGTACCGGAACGACTGCAACGAAGCGTTGTACTCACGTTGAGCGGCAGTCAGCAAACCGACAGCAACGGTTGCGGCACCGACACCGTAAGCGACACCCTTCATCAACCACTGATACGTTTTAAGTAGCGCCTGCCCAGCCCACAGAACACCGTTAACGGCGCCGATGGCTGCAACCATCAGCCACCATTCGGCGGTGACGTAGATGAGACCGACAAGCAGGCTCTTCATGGCTATAGCCATTCGCTTCGTGCTGCGAGTGGCACCACGAAGTTTGTTGTCACCCTTGTCCAGTTTTCGGGTGAAGTTGTCCAAACTTTTTGTTGAGCGGTCGCTGTCGTCGCTCAGGTTGTCGAACGCTCCGCTAAGTTCAGTAAGGTCCTTTGCGGCGCCACTGCTTTCGCCACCAAGCGCCTTAATCTTCGCTTTGGCAGCCGCCAACGACTTATCGTCAACGTTAAACTTAATCTTGATTACAACGTTGCCGCCGTCGCCCGGAATCGCCATAGTTACCCCCATGTTGCCACTTCAAAAGCAGTTACGGGGGAGAGACAACGCAAACTAACGGCGCTTTTCCATTTCTTCTTGCTGGCGTTTACGGTCCTCCGAAATAACTTTTGCGCACGCAAGCCTCAAAACCCAATCCAACTCGTCACTATTGAGAATTTGGATGGGGTCAGTGCCAAACAACTCGCCAAGTCGGGCCGCAGTAATTATGCGGCCATCCTCAGCAAAATGTTCTAGGACCCCATCGTAGGGTCCGAGGTCTCAACCTCTTCTCCGTAACCGGCAGCCTCCATAATTGCAAGCGCCGCAGCCTCAACGTGGGGGTCAAGACCAAAGAAAGCAAGGATGCAGTCTGGGAGGGGGCGAGTGGTGTTCGTCATCTCAAGAATCTCGGGCGACGCAAACGACAGGGGGTTTCCCTCATCGGAAAAAACCTCTTCGTCGTCAATGACGATACCGGTCGTGGTGTTCCCAATCACGTAACAGGCAAACTTGGTGGGGTCAAAGCCCGGCTTCGTTCCCTCACCGGCATTCTTGCGCCATGAACGCATTTGATGCTGAGTGATGTTTGGGCTGATCCGGACGGACACACCGGGCCGCTCGGGGACCTCAAGCAGAATAGTTGCCCGTTCCACCTTGCGGGAAAGTTCTTGTCGCAGCCGGTCAAGGGCGGTCGTCGGCTCACTTGTAGCGGCCAACTTGTCTGAAGTGGTCGAAGACTTCGATGATCCAGTGAAATCGTAGGTGTCAGTCATGATCGGCAAACTATCACCAATACGCGACAAAGGAGTGCAACAACACGGCATCAATTTCCGCCGAGGTTGTGCACCCCTCTGTCAAGGGACTAACTCAAAGTCAGGTTACGGAGGAAACCGACGAAATTGAGAAAGTCAAGGAAAACGTGGTCGGTGCACCCGAAGACGAGTCGCCCTCAGGCTCAGAAAGGCCAACCAGCAAAGCCTTTGCGTACTCTCGCTCCGACCCAAAAACCACTAGGTCGCAATCAAGATCCTTGACGCTCACGCTGTAGTATGCACGCCCGACAAGGGGACGCAGCAACTTTAGCGCTTGACCGTCACGGTCGCGATCGTAATGGCGGGTCAAGGTGATGTCACCAATTTCTGGCGGTGCGCAAAGGACCTCAGGGAAAATGGCCCCACCGTCGTACACCTTCTCGACAGAAGCGGTGATTTCACCACCGGACACCTGAGCGAAGTAACCCTCACGGCCAACACCGAAGGAGGGAGGTGAGATGCCGCCAACGGTCTCAGGGGAGACCGAGCCGACTACCTGACGCTGTGCAATCTTTTGTGACATTTATGACCTCGCTCAGACCACGGAACTCGTGAGGTTGGACTTGACAATCTGGATTTCGATTCGGTCAGAAATGCTGGAAATTCGCACCCCAACGTTTGCCCGAACAACACCGTCAGCCAACTGGCTGATTGGGTTAATCGCATCCGACACCACAACCGAGTAACCGGAGTCAATCCGGACACCCTCGGCGTCGAACGCCTCATAAAGACCACCAGCGGTGCGGAGCGGCTCAAGCATCGCAATAAGCGTGCTCTCCACCTGACCGAACACTGCCCGACGCCCGTCGATCGGAGCGAACACAAGGTCCTCCAACCGGCGCTCAGCCTCGGTCACGATGTAGTTCAGCATGTCGCGCCCATTGATGAAACGGAAGTTCTCAGTGTCGGTCGACAGGCTGCGAGCACCGTAGACACGCACCGAGTTCTGAATGATCCGGATGGCGTTGATCTTGGCGTCGTCAAGTTCCTGACCGGTCGTGGTACTGATCGCAACCGTGGCGCCGTTCACAAACGACGCCTTAGACGCAAGGCCAGCACCAATCGCCCAAGCACCCGTCCTGTTGTGCGCCACGGCACGCTTTGCCGCAACATACGACTCGGGGGAAATGGTAAGGGTGGTGCCGCCCGGACCGGGGATCGTCACGTGCGGGTAGTACATCCCTGCGTACTCGCCGTTCACAACGCTTTCGATGTAGGTCTCGGTGTCGTTGATGGCATCTTCAACGGTGGTGTTGCTTGGGTCAACTGCCAGAATCGCAACCCGGTTATTCTCAACGGCGTGAGCAATGAGTGCATCGTAGACGGTGTCGCCGTACTGGCCGGGCATTGCCACTGAACCGGCGCCAAGGTTTGACAAGAAAAGGTCAAGGCCGTCAATCAGGTCTGCCTCCACGACAGCGTTGCCGTTAGCGCCAGCGCTCAAAGCCTCCTGAGTGACTTCAACGAGGTTTGCGTCGTCATTGTCCGTTGTGAGGACAATATAAGCGGAAGCGGTTGCCGATTGGGTTACCGCGTTCACTGCCTCGGTGGTCGTGTAGACGATCCCTGAGGAGTAAACAAGTGAAGTGACCTCGTTGGCGTCGGTGAAGTAGACCTTCACTCGGAAGCCGCCGGTGGCGACGGGGGTGACAGCGACCTCCACGTCAGAGGACCATGAGCCGGGGTTGGCTGCCGTGAAGGTCAGGTCGCCGTCGACGAGGAAGCCTGCGGTTGCGGAGGCGCCAACAACGCGTGAGACGTAGGCCCGTGAGCCACCCTCTTCAAAGTATGTCTTGACGTGCGAGTAAAGAGTGTGGGTTGCGCTGTACTCGCCATACAGGATTTCAAAGTCCGCAATACCCGTGATCAGTCGCGCCTCGTCAACTGGCCCGCGAGATGCGGTACCAACAACAAAGAAAGTTGAAGAAGCATTGACGGTATCCGTTGTCGGACCCGTCCTAACTGCGGTTGTGACGACTACACCGGGCATTGGCCCTCCTATGAACCGTGTTCCATTGGCAAGATTACTACACGACCGTGCTTACTTCGTGTAAGGAATCATTTGTCCTTAAGACTTATTCGGATAGTACCCTGACCAGACCCTCTTTTACGGCACGTATTGCAAACTGATTTTTGCCGCAGACCAAACCGTACTCATTTTCCACAAGCAACTAAACGCTCTAGGTCACTCTCAGAAAGAAATAACCGCAAGTGCAAATGTGAAGATCTGCCTGTTTTTTGTTTCCTTTGCACGGTTTGTAAGATTTGGATTCGGGCAAGCCAGTTTGATCCTACGAGTCCATGATGTGCGCAAGAACTTCCGTTTCAATTTCAACTTCAGTAATCGAGTCGGCAATTGTGCTGCGAAGAATTTCCTCATCGGCATTGATGTCGTATCCGATGTACGCACCTGCCATCACGCGTTCGCCCTTGATCAGCGTAAGGTCTGAGTACTCTTCGCGAATGCTGCTTTCTTCGATTAGTACATCGCAACTGCTGTTGTTGTAAGTCCTGAGGCTCGGATGATCCAATAGTGCAGAACGAACAACTGTCGTCAAGTTATCACGCATTTCCGTGCACTGCTCGGACCCGTCCGCCTTTACCCAAACGTACGTTCGCATGGTGTAGCGAACAGAATATTGGGGATTCAGATTTTGGTCGTAATCGTCGCGCGTTAGGTCAGGCATTGAAATGGCGACGGTGATTAGCGTGGGCCAATGGTCAAGCGCAACAGGCTCATACGTCAAATAAAGCAGCGGTTCTGGAAGTGAGTCCTCATCAACTTCCCAGTAGTTTCGGTAAGTCACCAAGCGCGTCGGGAGATCATGGGCAAGATAGTCGTTTACCAGTTTCTTAACCTTTGCCACTCCCTGCAACATCAGAACACCCGCTTGCGCATGTTGATAATGTAAGAAACGGCCCTCTCACTCAATTCTTGACGGAACCCAAGCGGCTCAAAAACAACTTGTCGTTTTGGCATGCGGCTAGTTCCGTACTGATGAAACTTGGCGTACTCAACGGAAGTACCAAACGTCGCATCACGACGCCCAATGTCATTCGGAGGGCCACTAAGCGTGGAAAGGGAACCAGCCAAAGCACCAGTCCGCTTCATCAGCGGCCACAATTCCTCGTCACGGCGAGGCGCCCACCCGCCAACCGGCAAACCATTTGAAGCAAAGTTTGCCGCATTGGCCCGACGCAACATGAATTTGGCTTGCTCAAAAACAGGACGCATGTTCTGCGACCTTGCGCCCATCGCACTCAACTTCCGTTGAGCATCAGAATCGTCTACGTCAATTTCAATTCTGGTCTTAGCCATGGCGAATCAAGCGATCCTTACACGCCGCCAACGGCGAACCGATTGAAGTTCCTGTTCGGTGAATCCGGTGACAAGTGGTGCCACGTTACGGGTTTCGAGATCCTTGATGCCAACAACATCGTCGTGCATGTTTTGCATTTCTCTTGTCGCTGCACGCAAAATCAAAAGTTTGAATACTGGAATTGCCTCACCCTCAAGGCCGCCCGTGTACGAAACAGTGACTTTGTCGTTTGGAAGAGCACGGTAAAGGTCGACGCCGTAACGATGCACGATGTATTCGGTGCCCTCATTGGCTGCGACCGAGGCTCCGATTGACGGACTCAAAATGATGCTGTCAACCGAAGTGATAGGGGTGTTCCGCATGTACACGGTCACGGCAGGCCGAACGTATCCCGGTGGGTTGCCCGTGGTGTCAAGTGTCACGTCGTAAAGATGGGACGAAACGGGAAACGACGCGTAATCAGGCGGGATTACATGATCCTCAACGAAGGAACCAACCTCAACTGGGCGACGCAAATACGACTCAAGTTCGCTTTGCAAACCCGCCAAAACAAAAGAAGCGGCGCGTGTTTGCCGGTTGGAAAACTTGATGTCCATGTAGGTGGCAAGGTCGTCAACAGAAACAAGCATTGCGCCTCCTACGCCAATTTAACGACTGTAAAATGTTGGCCTCAGTCGCGACGGAAAAGTCGACGGACGCGCCCGCGACGGGCATCGCGACGCCTCGCGCGTTCCGCTTGATCACGCTGACGGCGAAAGTCACGAATTCGTTGCTCTTTTTCACGCCTATTTTGATCAGCCTCCGCTCGCTGCCGACGACGCTCACGTCGTTCATCGCGTCGCTCTTGACGAGTCTGACCGCCGGGCCTGCCACGACCAAACAATTGACGAATTGGGAGAAAGCGGGGAGATGGCATGGTTTGTTTCCTTCAAGGAGAATAATCCGTTCTCCAAAAAGTAGCATGCCAAGCCTTTATTTTGGGAAGATACTAAAAGATCTACCTGTCAGCGTTGGGCGGCTTTTCAATCTTCACGGAAGGTGCAGCAGCACCCGGAGGGGCCTCAATCGGAACCCAAGCCTTCGAATACTTGTGTTCAGAAATTTTGCGACCCTTAAGAAAACTTGCGCCAGAGAAAAGCATCATTTCGTCTCGCGTCATGCCAAACTCAACCCGCAACTCATCTTCGGTATAAGCCTTAGAACGCAAAATTTTAAGAATTGTGCCACGCAACGCCTTGGCATGCATAATTCCACGAGCACGATTTACCTTGACATGCATGACCATGGCCTCAATGTCGGAGCAGTCGACCACGTTGGCGGGAATAATCCCATTGTCACGCTCTTGAATCACACTGTCATTGGCGGCAATCATCCATCTTTCATGGCCGTCAATAATCATTCCAGACTTTTCCTGCACCAAAATCGGAGCAACCCACCCAAAATTCCTTAATGAACTAACAAGAATTTTCTGATCAGGTTTCAGGACGTAAGTTGAGCGCCATGGTGCTGGAATGAGGTCCGAACCGTGAATGTAATTAATTTCCATTTTTTAAAACCTTTCACCTGTAGTCGTCGATGGTGTCTAAGGCATTTGCCTCTGCTTCCGCCTGAGCGGCAGCAATTCTTACGGCATGTGCACGAGTTTTGGGGCCGACAGGATTCACCGAAGTAATGCTAATTTCATTTAACAGAAGATTTCGGATCAGCCACTCAATCGGATAAGAAAATGGATCTTTCCTGTGCTTTTCCCTAAACTTTGCAACGTAAACCTTGGCGCTCTGCTGCAAATCGGGAGTGAGCATAAAATGCTCAATGCAATCCGCAACGCCTGACCAGCCACGCCTAGCGTAATCGGCAATCAACTCTTCAATATCAAACTGAGACCACCAGCGACGCTGCGCATCAATGTATGGAAAACACTCATAAAGTCGATCGTAAAATTCGGGTTCGGTGGCGACAACATCACCAATTCTCCTAATTGCAACCGAGTGCAATGGAATCCCGACCCGCATGTTCGATCCCGTAATTGAAGCCAAGTCATAAAACTCGTTAAAAGTTCCACCATGCTCTTCGGTGACGAACTTAAACACATCATCCGTTGTCCAGTCGTAAATCACTTTCGCAAATCTAAGCGGGATCGACTTTTTCATCCTAAACGGCACAACAATGTAATTTTCGTGGAGTTTTTGAACGCAGGAACGGTAGCGAATCATTGATTCGTTCGCCCTAACACCCGTAATGAAAGCAACCCTACCCGTTTTGCCTTGCATTGTGTAATAGTCGATGGATTGTTGCAATGGCTTGCCGCCGTCCAAACCAAAATGCTCGGCAGTGATCGCCCCCGGAGGAATTGGCCTAACTAAACGACCTTCCTTTTCACGCTGACGATCCCACAGCAGAATCGATTCTCGATGCCCGAGAGTCCAAACCTCCGCACCGTACGGCAAGCAGTACCACTCCATATCCACCCAGTCATAATTGCTTACTTCCTCGATAAATTTGACTGTTGCGGGGTTCACCATCTCTTCATCACGAAAAATTACCTTGACTGGCCCCAAACCGCGTTCTTCATGAATTTCTTTGGCAAGGTAGATGATGGCAGTGGAATCTTTGCCGCCAGAAAACTGAACACACACAGTGTCAAACGTGTCATAAACGTGTCTTATGCGCTCACGCGCTGCGTCGACGCACGACATGTCCAAAAACATTCTTTGACGCGTCACTTTGAGTTCCTTTCAGGAAGTTGCATCCGTGCGGTTGAAAGTGCACTCAATTCGATGCCGCTTTGATAACAACGTTCAGTGGTGCAAAAATTCTTCGTCTTGGGCATTAGCAAATTCTTTCAGTAGATTTTTTACTTCGCTTTTGGGCATTTTACCCTTAAGCAAGAGTTCCAGCAAATTATCCGATACTGAAACGATTTGAATCTCGTCAAGACTTTTTAACAACGATTGGAAAAGGTTTTGTTGCTCGATAAGACTTTCCAACACTTCAGCAATGTGTTGCGAATAGTAAAAAAGTGATGAAGGGTCCGCTGTCCGCAGCGTGTGAACCGCCTTCTCCGGAGTAATGTCCACGATTAAGGCCCCCCGTGAGCAGACACAAAATTCAAAAGTTTTTCGGCTGTTGTGTCGCCATCTGTCCCCGGATCTGAACGCAGCCAACGCAAAAAGTCGTACCACTGACGCTGCTGTTCGGCGTCATCAAAAACCAGCATGTATTGAACAACCGCTTTTGTTCCAGCCGCACCGACGCTGGGTGAACCAAGAGTAACGGCCTCACGAGAGTTAACGCTTGGTGGCGCTTCAATTCTGACCGACTCAACATTGGGTTGAGGCTGAGTTGGAGCAACAGGAGGTGGAACCTCACCCGGTTGTGCAACAAGTACCGGCGGAATATAACCGGAAGGCGAGGATTGTGATTCGGTCAAGTATGTTGCACGATCGTCAATTTCTGCAAGTTGGAAATCATCCCAACCAAGCGCCTCAAACGTTTCAGAGTAATCGTCAAACACGCTAACAATTGCGTCGTGAAGAAGGATCGGGTCGTTGTGACCCAGTTCCATTGTCCGGTTTTCCGCTAAGGCGAATGCGAGCGCCCGCT